ATTAAATCTCATAAGACCGGTCCCTGTTCCACCTGCCATAAAAGAACCGCCTAATGCACCAAGTCCACCTAATAAAGCTACTTTACCTATAGGACTTTTAACTATTTTCTTAACGCCTCGTACCGCTTTCTTAACGATACTACCTAATCCATAGAGTTGTCTGGGTTCTTGCATTCTAGAAATTGCCATAATTTTACCTTAATCTCTCGTTTTACTTTGTTTCTCCCAATAAATCAAGGTTCGGCATGATGACTTTTACGTCTTGGGCCATTTCTTCTGGCTTATAACCTTTAGCTTCCCATGATTTTTGGTCTTTAAAAACCTCATTTGTTACCTTATGCCTGTAAGTAGTAATTACTTCTGTAGCTTCTAATACAGGTACTTCTTGACCATCTATTATTGTAGTTTTCATTAGTCTGTTTTCTCCTTTTTAATGTTTAAATAACTAATAGCGATATCAAACGAATCAGTTGTGCTTGATTGAACAGTAAAAGATTTACCGCCCTCAATTATTAGTGGTTGTGTTAATAATTCTTTAGTTTCATTAGCAGTTAAAGCTGCTGATTTTATAGCTGTAATGCTGTTGTTTGTAACAGTAACAATTGGTGTACCAGCAGATGTTACTAAAAGAGACTTAATAATTATAGTTTCATTAACTCCAGGTATGCTTGCTCCCAAAGGAACTAAAGCTCCTCCTGTTGTGCTATTGTCTATACCTTTAAATTTATATTCGTTTATTACTGCCATTATTCTAAAAAGAAACTTTTAGCTTCTATCTCCTGTTTAACTTCATCTTGGAAAGTTGTGTTTAATTTTGTTATAACATCGTCAAGATCTCTAACTAAAGATTGAAATGTTCTTTGTTCGTATTCTTTACTTGCTCTTGTTAATGATTGTACAATTCTTGCCATTATAATATACTTGCTAGTCCTCCATAAAAATAACCCACTCTACCACCAGTTGCCATTCTATCGTCAGGATCTCTTCCTTTGCCTTTACTGCCTTTACTGCTTTTACCTTCTTTACTTGATCCACTCCAACCAGTTTGAGTATGTGGATTTGCAGTTCCTCCTTTATAACCTTGTTTTTTACCATAAGCTGAATTAGGGTTAACGGAACCTATTCCTTCATTTTCGTTTATTTGTTGACCTTGTTCAGTTGCTTTATTAATATCCGTTTCACGTCTATCAATTGCTCCTTGTGTTTGTCTAATCTCTTCTTTTCGTTTTTTATTTTGTTCTATTTGTTTTTTTTGATTTTGATTAACAGTGTAAGCTTCTAAAAACTGTATTTCTTTAAAACCAGTTACTCTGTTTCCAAACGCATCAACTACATTACCATCATCATCTAATGATAAACCATCTGCACTTAAATCATTAAATAGATCTACTTGATTTTCTACATAATTATCAGCAAATGAAACTATGTTTTTACCTGTAGCAGTTTTAAAACCACCTGGTCCGTCAAACAATAAACCTTGGCTGGCTAATGAATCATATAAACCTTTTTGTTGATCACTTAATCCTGCAATACCATAACTGGTTCGATTATAAGGATTATCATCTGCCGTCATTGGTCCTGTTGGATTCATTTTATTTTCTATAAAATTTACTGCAGTATTTCCAAAAGGGACAAAAGAAGCTGCTGCTCGTACCAAACCTGGTAATTCTTTTCTAGGTGTTAATGAATAATCTTTATAAAAAGTTCCTGTATTGTCGTATTGAAAATGTCTACCTGGTCCTTTTTGAGTATAATCCCCTGGAAGACCTCCTTGATAATTTGGAGAACCATAATAACCAGATTGTCCAGCATAAGGGTCACCTTTTCTAAAAGAACCTACATAAGGGTCACCAGGCTTAACAGCTGTGCCATATCCAAAAACATTACCTTGTGGATCAAATTTATTACTACCCGTAAAAGCACTAGTTGCAGGTATTCCAAAACTTGTTTGAATTTTTTCTTCGTCGGTAATTGTTTTAGGTGGTGTAAATGGACCTAATCTAAATTTTTCTTGTGGAAGATATTGTATACCTGAGTCATATATATTTTGATCAGCTTGATTATAAAATAAGGGTGCTGCCATTATCTTCTACCTCCAGGATGTATGTCCAATCTAAATGTTCCTAGTTTCCAATCTTCAGCTACGGCTGTGTTAGATACTTTTATAGCGATTGATCTAGCCCGTAGTCGTGTATCAATTTTATCAGTGCTTGTAGTAGTTGTAAAGCTTGTAGTGGTTGCAGAGTTGTTAGGATAATCTCTAGTTAAAAAACTAACTTGTGTATTTCCTGTTTGAGAAATAAAATCTGGTATAATTCTACTAATTCTCATTATAAATTCTCCGTCTCCTCTAAGGTCTGGTGTTCCAACAGTTTGTCCTGTGTTACTTCTTCTTTGTGTAATATCAAAATCTCCAGATGTAATTGTTCCAGCTATTACAGTTGTGGTTCCACCAGCAGTTATTTGATCGGTCCCTGATTCCTGCTCATAGTATATTGAACTACCATCCGTGTTGCCAGTAACATCATAAGATGCATCGTCTGTTATACTATAATAAGTTGCATGCGGTTTAGCAAATACTGCAGAATCCTGCCACGTTGTTCTAGCTAAACTTCCTGTAGTCCATATAGGACGTTTAACAGAAGAATCTAAATAGTTATATGTAACTGATCTATTAACTACTTCTGATCCACCATTAGGATAGAACCAAGTAACTTCACCAAACAAGTTATTTACCCCTGCAAAAATTAAATCTCTTGGTGTGCTATTTAAACTATCGTAAACAAAGTCTTCTACAAGACATGGCATAGATTTTAATTGACCATCGTAAGTAAAAAATCCGTTTTCTGACATCCAGTACGCTGTGCCATCAACTTCAACACACGCATTTTTGCCAAGTAATCCACAGTTGGTACCGACTTGTGAGAAAGAAAATGTAAATGGTTGACCAACAAATTGCATTAAGAATAAAGAAGTATCACTCCATACATAGATAGCATCTCTACCTTTGATAGCTCCCATGATTTTAGAACCTGCTGCTAGTCTTTGTGTGCCTGCAGTATTGTCTGCTCTAACTGTGTAAGAATCTGTTTGATCAATACTTTCTTGAGAAGAAAATCTAATAAACATATCGTCTTGTGTGGTAGGATCTCCAATAGTTGTTTCTGTCCCAAAAAATACTAAGTGTCTATCTGGTGTAGATACTAACACATGACGTGATGCTGTAGGTGCATTAGCAATTAAAGTTGCTCTTGTCGATGTTGCATTGGTTGCAGCTGCATCCCATTCAAAACAAAAACTATTGTAAATAAGTGCAATTAATTTTGTACCGTAGTTGTCAAAAATCCATAGACCCGGGTCAATTGTAAAGTCATCGGAAGAGGCTTCTCCCCATCCAACATAATCAGTTACATTAGTTACTACAGCTCCACTAAGATGAGAGTCTTTAGTTGTACCATCTACTTCTCTTGTTGCTCCTTCTAAATTATTACCATTGATAGAAGTGTAAGAAATATCTTCTGTTCCTATTCTAACTGTTCCTGTTGAAGGAAAACCATTTGTAGAGTTTAAAGGTATAACGGTTACAGAGTCATTAATACCTGTGCTTAAAGAGTTAGTTACAGGTCCTGCAACTGTACCAGACCAAAGTCCTGTACCCCATCCAAATCCACCTGCTTGTTGAGCAGGCCCTACTGTATAATACATTAAACAAGAAGCACTTGCTCCGGGCACTGGATTTTGTGAAGCATTAGCTTCTACTACAGCCATAGTAATTGTTATAGATGTATTGGTAGGAACTGAAGTAACCATAAATTTTTGGTCTTCAAAAGTAGCATTTGTAAATGTAGAGTTAGCCCAACCTGTTACATTATCAAACATAATAATGTCGTTTTCATTTAACCCATGACTTACTGAAAAAGTTACAGTAACTGTTTTACTGTTATTTGTAGTAACAAAACTTGCAGTGGTTAGTGTTTGTCTAATTGGGTGAATATCGTAATACGTTCCCCCTGAATAAACATATAAAATTCTATTAGTTCCTATAGCTGCGTATTTAATACCAGCATTATCATCCCAATGATGAAGGGCTCGAGCTGCGCCTGTAAGTTTGTCTGCTCCTAGTTGTCTCCAACCGCCTATTTTTTCGGGTGTACCATATCTAAATCTTACATTGTCCCCATCAAACCATTGCCCTTCGGCCCCGGTTTCTGTGACTTGTTTATTAAATCCTGGTAGAAAACCTAATTTTTGTAACATATTAAAAACCTGTTTAGTAGGTAATATAACAGATAATCGGGAAATTCAATATGTTTTAAAGCAGAGGGAATTGTGGTGGAGTTCCCCCTGCAAGCTTATTTTATAATCTATTTCTTAGATTTTGTCAACTGCATACCTTTAAACCATGCAGGCAAACCAAGTAATGGTCGTTTATCTAAATAATTTTCTTTAGCCATTTTTGAATTAGCTTTATTATAGTGTAAAAATACTTGACCACAGTCGGTGCCTTTAAATTCTTCTCTCCAATGTTCAAGATCACATCCAGAATATATAAGCATGTCTCCGGGATCTAATTCAACTTTAACACCAGCTTGTTTTTCTTTTCCTGTTGGATCAAGATATATTGGCCAATTATCACCACCTAAATTTAAAGTGGTTGATATCTCGCATGAATATCTATCTTTGTGTCGAGCTAATACATCTCCTTTTTTATATATTCTTGCATAAGAATAGGTTTCACTTAATTTTAATCCCGTATGTTTTTCCATAACAGGTTTTACTTCTTGTAATAAAGTTTCCATAGCTATGTCTCCATAATGAGAGTAAGTGTTGGGAACTTGTGCGTCGTTCCATATACCCCAATAATCTGTAAACGGTGACATATATTTGGTATCAAATAAAACTCTTGCTACATTTTTTTTATTTTTAAAATATTTGTATACAAAGTTAGCTAACTCTTTTGAGATAGCTCCTTTTAAAACACTGTATTTATTTTTTTTAAACGACATTTAACACTCCTTTTGGTATTGCTTGACAGTTCCAATGTATAAATCTAAATGGATTATACCCCATATCTACAATGTATTGATGAGGTAAATATGATGGAAAAAATATCATTCTGCCTGGTTTAACTTGATAATTAACTTGAGAGGACGCATAAGTTACTTTTGTTTTATCTTGTTCAGGTAAAAGATTCATTATGTTTCCTGGTCTTGGATCTTCAAACATAGGTAGAGATGTAGATTCATCTGCTTTTAAAAAATAAAAACCAGATATGTGGCCATTCCAATGTGTGTGTAATGTGTGGTGTCCACCACCTTTTTTAGCAAATTCTTGTACCCACATTTCTGTAGTAAACAATTGATAGTTTGTTAAATCAAACCCCATTTCTACTAATAAATTATGTGCTGTTGCACCTATGTAGTTTTGTAATTCTAAAAAATTAGAATCACCAATTAATGATGTTGAATGAAATACATGACCCATGTCTCCTTTATCTCCAAATTTTGTATTACGCTCATCAATAGATTTTTTTAAATTTTTTTTAGATTGTTCAATATATTTGTCTGATGCTTTATTTAAATCTTTTACAAACCCTGGTTCATCTGCAAACCATATAGGACATTTAAAAAATTCTTCTCTAGTTAACTCTTGAGGAAAACTTATTTTGTTTTTTTGTTTTCTTTGTTTTAATTTTTTATTTTTCATTTAAAAGGCCATCCTAAATTCCATATTACTAAACTGTGTCTAGACCCTTTTTTAACGGGACATACTCTGTGCCATACAAAAGAAGGAAATACTACTAAAGATCCTTTAGGTAATATTTCTGTGCATTTTTTTATATTAGGTTTTTTATCTGGATCTAAATTTCTAAAATCAAATTCTAACTCACCGCCTTTATAATCTTTTGGATCAGATAAAGTTACAGTAACAGATAACTTTCTAATTTTTCCATGTGATGGTGTATTAGGTTGATGATAGGGTTGATCCCAACTATCACAATGCCAATCATAATATTGTCCTTTATTATATTTTGTAAATTGACAAGCTTCGGAATAACTCCAATCAAAATTCCAACCGGCACTAGCATTTGCTTGATGAACATAGGGTTGTATTTCTTTGTATACCCAACGATCTGACATCCAAACAATATTTGAATCTCTTTTCTTTTTTAAATCTTTTATTTGTTTTTGATTTAATTTCTTAGGATCTCCATAACCACCTGTAGTAGCTAAACCATCTTGTATAGATTTACCATACTTAACAATATCATCACAAACTCTGTGAGGAACTACTGATTGAAAATACCAATAATAATTTGTTAGGTTCATATATCTTTATGAACTTAATATAACATTTGTTATGAAACTGTCAACGTTCCAGACACTGTAAAAGTAGCTAATTTATCTCCACCAGGGTGAGTTGATATTGAATTTGTTCCAGGGCCTACTGCGAATGTAACTGAACTTGGACCTCTTATTATTATTATACCTGAACCACCAGCACCACCACTAGCTCCACCAGGAGAGTTTCCACCTCCGCCACCACCAGTATTTGCCGTTCCCGCCGTACCTGCACCTCCAGGATGATTTCCTCCAGCTCCACCTCCACCAGATCCACCGGATCCACCAGATGCATTTCCAGCTCCACCTCCACCACCAGCATATGTTGTACAAGAATTATTAATATTATTTGTTAATCCAGCTCCACCAGCACCACCATTACCAGGTGCACCAGATCCAGCTGCACCAGCACCACCTCCACCACCTGCAGAAGAAGGAGGACTTGCTCGTCCTACACCACCAGGGTTACCTTGTTGTTTTGTTTGAGGAGGCGTATTACTTCCTCCTACACTAGGACCTGAAGTATTGTCAGATGAACCTCCACCTGAACCTCCAGCATTTCCGGCTCCACTACTAATAGGTTGAGCACCTCCGCCACCACCACCAGAAGATGTGATCATTGTAGTATCTTCAGAACCACCTGGATTAAAAATTGAATTAGTCCCTGAGCCAGCAGGACCTCCTCCTGGTCCTGGATTAGTTGCTCCACCACCACCAACTGTTACGTCATAAGTTGATCCAGCTTCTACGTTGGTAAAAGTCATAGAACATCCATTTATAGGTGCAGGACTCCCTTCTGAAGCTCTAAAACCTCCAGCTCCACCACCACCACCTTTAATATGTCCTCCAGCTCCGCCTCCAGCTATTACTAAATAATCTAAACTATATGTTTGTACTACACTTGGCCATGTTCCTGCTGCTTTTGCTTCAAATTGTGATTGCATTGACCATACACCACTTGCTTTATCAATTTCTCTAACGATAACAATACCGGGTCCACCAGCTCCTCCAGTAGATAATTGATTACCGCCACCACCGCCACCACCACCGCCAGTGTTAGTTGATCCCGAAGTTGCAGTTCCACAAGCCACAATGCTTCCAGCTCCACCACCTCCAGTTCCACCAGAACCCGCTGATCCTGAACCTGCGCCACCACCACCGCCGCCTCCATATACTCCAGAATTTGGGGCAGTTGGAAAACTTGGGCTAAAATCTGTTCCTGTTCCACCATTACCACCAGAACCTGCACTCGCAGTAGCTCCTACGGCTCCAGCTCCACCGCCACCGCCACCAGCTTCATTACTACCAGCTGTTCTTGCAGCGCCTGTTCCACCAGTACTACCTTGACACGTGACTCCAGCTCCACCAGTTCCAACAGTAGGAGTTCCTCCAGATCCACCGCCACCTGAACCACCTGCATTTCCGTTTCTGCAAGACGGAGGTCCTGTATCAACACCACCACCGCCACCACCACAAGTCTTATATGTTGAACTTAATACGTTTGAAGGGTTACCATCTCCCCCTTTATTATTACTACTTCCTGATGATCCGCCACCACCAATAACTATTGGTACAGCAGAACCACCACAAACAGGTATGCATGAAATAATTTGTGCTCCACCACCGCCACCACCACCAGCGTCTTGTGAACCACCTCCACCACCACCGCTAACTATTAAACTTTCAACAAGTGTAGTTCCTGGTTGTGTAGTATGACATCCTGTGGCTGTTACAGATGTAACTGTATTTTTTCCAAACGAAGTTTTATTCGTTTTTCCTATTATACCGCCGTTTGCTGATCCTGAAGGACTAGCCATATGAGTCTCCTTATGCGGATACCCAAGCTAGCGCTGATGCATCCCAATTAAAATTATTCGGTGGATCTTGCATATCTTCTGCAGTCCATCTTAGATTAGGTTCGTCCCAACTAATTATTTTATCTGTTGTGTCAGTTGGATATGTGACTGGCGCTTGCCAATCATCATCACTATTTAATGACCAAGATGCCCAAGGTTGTGGGGATAAAAATTTATCTTTTGTTGAATCGTAAACAAAACCTATACCACAATATTGTTTTCTAAAATTATTATTGTAAGAAGTTTGTTTCCAGCTTCCACCTTTAAAAAAATTAATACACCATGTTTCCCCGTCAACATGCATATCGTTATCTCCAAGAGTTCCGCTGCCTGCAGCAATATCATTGCCTACAACAACTACTCTTTGTACTACTTGATGTGTATCTGACGTAAATCCAGTAGGATCTGTCATTGATTTAAGTTCTGCGAAATGTGCCATATTTTTACTCCTTAAAAGTTATTTTATATTAAAGTTTTAACTTATTGTCAACGTACCAGTTACAGTAAATGTCATTACAGTATCACCACCAACAGGGGCTTTTGTATTAGTTCCTGGGGCTACTGTAAAAGTAGGTCCAGCAGGTCCAGGGGCTCTTAAAATAACCACTCCTGATCCACCATTTCCTCCATTTCCACTTGGAGAAGGGGCACCATAATTACCACCTCCACCACCACCTCTATTTGTTGTTCCAGCGGTTGCACTCCCTCCGTTAGGTGCGCCAGCTCCACCAGTTCCACATGGACTAGCGGCTCCTACAGCTGCTCCATTTTGAGTTGCTCCACCTCCGCCACCTCCAGCATAAGATAATGCTGAACCTGTAATTGAGTTTGATCTACCTGCTCCACCTCTTCCTGAAACTGGAGAAGTACCGGTTACACCAGCTTCAGAAGCTCCACCACCTCCGCCAGATGCGTACGGACTTCCACCACCTGAAATTCCATCACCACCATCAAAACCTTGAACAGGTCCTATTGGTGAACTTAAAGCAGGTGAATTTCCAGAACCACCAGATTTACCATAAATACTTCCACCACCTGAACCTCCAGATAAACCTGTTCCACTCGGAGATGCTGGTTCCGAACCACCACCTCCACCACCTGTAGTTTGTATATATCCAGCTTTTGAATCTGTTCCTGAATTACCTATAGCGGCACAACTACCACCATTTCCACCTCCACCAATTGTAATTGTATGTGGTCCTGGTTGTAATTGTAATTTTGTTCCACCTGGAAAAGATGATCTAAAACCGCCAGCTCCACCACCAGCAGCGTATCTTCCTCCACCACCTCCACCGCCTGCTACTACTAAATAATCAAATTCTGTACCACTAGAACCACCAATAGTTAAATTAGCTGATGCATTAAAAGTTGCAATTTGGTTTAAACCATCTGTAGATGTAATGGGTGCACATGCACTATCTGTTGTTAATAAAATTCCTTGTGGTATTCCTACTGATCTTACGACCACAATACCTGAACCACCACCATTACCGAAAGGACCACATCCTCCACCAGATTCACCGCCACCACCACCGCCAGTATTAGCTGTTCCAGCTGCTGCACAAGGGCCCGGACCACCTGCTCCTCCACCACCTGATCCACCAGCGCCTGCTGGTCCTTGTCCGCCACCGCCACCACCGCCAGCGTATGTTGTAGCCGTTCCTATAATTGAATTTGATTTACCAGCTCCACCAGCTCCACCAGCAGAACCTGTACCTGCAGATCCAGCTGCATTAGCGCCACCGCCACCACCTGCACCCTCTACTGATCCAGTAGAAACTCCAACTCCTCCAGGATTACCTTGTGGTCCTCCTAAAGCTGTTGGGGCTGTAGGAGTATTTCCTGTTCCACCAGGGTGAGGCCCTGAAATATCTGCACTTCCAGCTCCACCGCCACCAGATCCACCGTCTTTTCCTGACATGTTTGGTTGACTACCTGGAGGTCCACTACCAGCACCTCCGCCACCTGCAGATGTTATTGTATCAAAAATTGAATTAGTTCCTGTGGTACCTTGAGCACATTGACTAACTGCACCAGCTCCACCAGCACCTACCGTTACTGCAAAAGTTCCAAATTTAGAACCTATTACTCCTGCACAAGAATTACAAAAAGAAGTTCTATAACCTCCAGCTCCTCCACCACCACCTCGGCCAGAACCACCTCCGCCGCCACCAGCGACTACTAAATATTCTATATTTGCTTTATTATAAACCCAATTGTCATTTTTAACTTGGCAATAAACTGTATTCATTTGCCAAACACCTGAAGCTTTTGCAGCAACTTCGGGTTCTTTAATTAATACGACACCTGGTCCACCTGTACCACCATCTCCTGATGTTGGACCATTTGCAGATGATCCTCCACCGGCACCTCCACCTGTATTTGTTGTTCCGTTTCCTGCATTATTACCTGGGATAGCGGGTGATGCTCCTGCATTACCGCCTCCACCTACTGGATTAGCTAATCCGCCTATACCAGTTGGAACAGCAGGTTGATAATATCCTCCGCCACCACCGCCAGCAACTGATGTAATAGGTGATCCTGGAAATAAAGGTGCAACATTTAAACCTGC